TGATGATGTCTTGGTGCGCACCGAGCTGTGGCGTATTGCGCAGTACGAGATGGACACCGAGCGGATCATCCTGAAGCTGTCCAGCCCGTTGGATGCCACCAAAACCAATGTGCCACGCAGGCGGCTGACGACAGGATTAGTCGGCGCCCTGCCGACCACCGGCAGCTTGGTGATCAGCTAATGGATTGGAAGCGTTGGATCGGCCTGCCCCACAAGTTTGGAGCCGACCCCGAACTTGGTGAGGCCGCCGACTGCGTAGTAATGGTCTGGCACATCTTGGACGAAGCCGGCATCGAACACCCTGAGTTTGATCACCAATGGTTGGAGCTTGCCAAGCAAGAACGCTGGCGAAAGCTTGAGAGGATGTGGGCCGATGCCACGGTGCAGCTTCAGGAGCCAGAAGAGCACGCGGTGACGCTATTCCGCAACGGCCCTGCCGGGTTAGGCGTCGGTATTGTTGTAGATGATGGACTGCTGCTGGTGCATCACAGACGTGGCGTTCATTGGGTGCCACTGTCTTATATGCCCAATCTCCGTTTTTACAGGTTTCGCTGATGCTGCCATCTGATCGTTATCTGGCTGAACTGCTGGGGCTGACGGAGGAGCAGTACCAGTTTTTTGTTGCCGAAGTACGCAAGCGAACCAGCGAACAGCCCGCGCCAGCAGTGGTGGCTGGCGTTGAAGTTTATATCGCCCTCGCGCTAAGCGTGATCGGAATCGGCTTTCAGATCGCCGCATCATTTCTGAAGCCTGCGTTGCCTGATACAGGTGATGGCCGTGCTGCACAGCTAAAAGAACGCGCTCGCGGTGGCCGAGCCCGCACAGAAAACGAGCGCTTCACCCCGCGCTACGGCTTCGACAGCACGCAAGACATCACCACGCTGGGCAGCATCATCCCGGTGGTCTATGCCTTGCGTGAGGCAATCAGTGGCACCACTTATGGCGGTGTGCGCGTCAGCACCCCGATGCTGTGGTCGCAGATCTACAGCCTCGGTGGATCGCAACTGCTGCGTGCAATCTTTCTGATCGGCGAAGGCCCGATCAGCGCCGTGGATGCCGGCAATTTCGCCTCAGGAGGCAACACACTCACCAGCTACGACTTTGGCGATGCAACTGCGAATCAGGTTGGTTCGCGTCTTGCTGTTTATGGTCGATATGACAGCGGCTTGACCACGCGAATCGCTTCGGGTGATCAGATTTATGGCCGCAGCGCCTCCACTGATGCAGGCAATGCCGAGAACGATGGCGGCGGCGATGTGTACCAAGTCTGGCGAAATGGCGCATGGCAGCCTGACTTCTGCTCTGCCACCAGGCCCGGCAATCAGACCACCTTTGGCGTCTATGCCCTTTGCGGCAACGACTTTGGGATGCGCACGAATCCGAGTTTCGTGCCTCAGGTTCGTGCCCAGCTGATCCCCGAGGGCGACGATGGCGATGCCAAGGTCAAGTGCGTTGTTGATGATGCGGCATGGTCGCAGCGCCTGAAGGCTCGGGCATTCTTTGGCTCCCGCAGCGGCATCACATCCAGCGGCTTGAGCAGCATTGGCGGCACCACCAGCTACACGCTGTTTGCGAGCAGCGACAAGAACACCGCATTCAGCCGTGACATCAAAAGCCTGACCAACATCAGCGACTGGGTTCTAGAAACGCCCATCAAGACCAGGGCAAAGCAAGGCGCCGGGACAATTATCAAAGGCAACTCCAGCGGCCGTGCGATCATCCATCATTACGACGACACGCAAGACGAGAACACTTCATATGTCCCCAACCTTGTTAGCAGGCTTTCCGCCTCGATCGTTCCGGGCAGCATCGTTGTTGACAGCCAAGGCAAAGGGAGCTTTGACGCAACAATCTCTTTCAATACAAGTGGGCTAACCGATGTAGATGATGCAAACGACGACCCAAACGAAGTTCTAAACACTTTGAAGGGGTTGAGGTTTTTCCTGAAATGGAGGAACCCGCTAACAGCTGATGACCCCGAGGACGACATCGTTGTGAAGCATGTCGTGCAGATCTTGGTCAAGACCAAGGTCAAGCAGGTGAACGACTCTGCTGGTGGAACGATCGCGGCGCCCAGCGTCACGTTCGGCACTGTCAACGGCGTGCAAGTGGTGACTAATGTCACGGGCGGTGGCGGGACAATCGCGGGGATGACTTCAACCATCACCATCACCACGCCTAGGTTCAAGTTCAAAGGCGAGCCAAACAGCACCAGAGTTCCAGAAGGGACCACCCTTACCAAAACTGTCACTCTTAGATTCAACGCCAAGAAGGCCTATATCGAAAAGGCCGAGGACATCGCATCAACAGTCGCCGGCCGTCAAAAGGCTTGGGATGATTCCCTAATCGAAGGCGAGCTTTACAAGATCGGCTCTGGCCTTGCTGTTTGTGATTCCCGCAGCCCCGGCGTCTTTATTTCTGAGGCAGACACCACCGGAGGCACCACAAACGCCATCACCGCCACCTTCAGGACTGTTCGCACCGGAACGGTCAACACCAACACCCAAGCGAACATCGAGACATCAGGCCTCGACTGGGTGAACACCGATTCGGCTTTGCGCGAGTGGCGCAACGTCGCCACAACCGATGGCCACATCCTGCGTTGTGCCATCGCCAGCATTTCCACCACCCGTCCATGCCAAGCAGTCGAGCTTGGCATCCGTTCTCGGCTTGGTATTCGCATCAACGGCTTGACCAATTTCCGCGAAGCGTTGAGCTACTCGGATTGCGACAACAGAGCGTGCTTGGATTACAAGAACGACATCGTGGAGCAGGGCAGCACACTACAGACCGATGTTTACCAATCCAACATCCTGAGCGCACCTGTCGAGCGCTACAGCTTCTTTGCGATCTATTACCGCGAGGCCGGCTCAGCAGCAGCTTTCACCAAGCTCAGCAATGCCTACGGCGTGCGTGGGGCAACACAGCAAAACGTCTTCAACTACATCCAGCTGAGCATGCCCTCTGTGAAGCAGTGGGAGTTTCAGATCGAGCCGTACTCAGGATGGGAAATCCGCAACACCAGTGTTGGCACCTTGTACGTGCTCGAAGCAAGCCTTGGCACTAGGCAAACAGTGTCCGAGGTTGGCGGCGTAACCGTAGTTTTCAATGGCGTATCAGTCGCTCAGTCTGCGGACACCTTTGCTATTCCTACGGGCCGGCGCCAGGCCAGCAAGGGCAGCCTGACTTATCCCAGAACAGACCAGACCAACTTCCCTAACGGCGATCTGTCCTACATCGACACCTGGGGCAAGCTGGCCGAAGCCTTCATCTATGAAGAGATCCAATCCTCTGCAGCGTCCGGCCCCGAGCATGAGGTGGTCTACGTCAACGAGATCGTCCCCAACAGCCCGGCCCCGGTTTACGACAACTTGGCCCTGCTAGGCATCAACGTGCTGTCATCTGTGGAGTGGCAGCAGTTTGGCCAGTTCAGTTGCTACGTCACTGGCGGCAAGACATGCCGGCGGCTGCGTTCCGGCCAGACCTTAGGCCCGACGCACTTGTTCCCCGATGTGCTGCTGGATCTGATGACCAACACCACCTATGGCGCTGGTGATCTGATCAAGGACAGCATGATCGACTTTGTGGCGTTTACCGCCGCCGCTGACTGGTGCAGCAGCCGGAAATACTTCTTTGATGGCGTCCAAGCTGATCGCGTCAACCTGCGCCAGTGGGCAGCCGACACCGCAGCGGCCAACCTGCTGCTCTTCGGCGAATCAGACGGCAAGTTCTACCTGCGCCCGGCCCTGCAGTTCACAGCGGTGCCGATCAAAGGCCTGTTTACCGCTGGCAATATCGTCGAAGGCACCTTCAAGCTGCAGTACCTAGAGCCCGAAGAACGCGAGCCAATCCAGATCTCGGTGCGCTACCGGGAGGAACGGGCCAGCAGCGACCCAACAAACCCCGGCATCTTCCCAACCGAGCGCGAGGTGCTCGTGCGCGAGGTGGCACCATTCGGCAGCGCCACCGATCCGGTTGAGTCGCTTGATCTGTCGGATTACGTGACCAGCCGCGATCAGGCAATCGATGCTGCCAAGTACATCATCAGGATGCGTCGCATCCCGACCCATGTGATCAGCTTCCGCACCACGCACGAAGGTGCCCTGGCCAAGCTTGGCCCGAGCGATTACATCCGAGTGGCGATGGATGAGACGCAATACGACGAGTTCAACAATGGCGTGGTCACAGCCCAGGGCGCAGTGGTCAGCACGCAGACCCTCTTCCCTGGCACTTACGACGTGATCGCGTGGAATGGCACCGAAGGCAGCCCACCGGCTGACACCAGCTTGGTGATCAGCAGCGATGGCACCGCGACGCCTACTGGCGTGGTGTTCACCGTCAAGAAGGCTGCAACGCAGGTGCGCACCTATCAGATCGAGCGTGTCACACCTGATGAAGAGGGCACCTTTAGCATTGAGGCAGTTCACATGCCCACAAACTCCTCGGGAGTCCTAAAACTTGCCGAGGCGTTTGATAGCGGTTCAAGCTGGGTGATTGAGTAATGGCAGTTGCATTCCCGAACATCGAGCCCACCAGCCGGAACTTTGTAGCCCCACGCTGGCCCACCACTGGACTAACCACGCAATCCGGCGTAACCACTCGCCGGCTCTGGGGCAGCCGACCAACTCAAGCTCAACTTCAGCTGCAATTCAATAACATCACCGATGACAACGCGGCGCTGATTGTTGGCGCCTACAACGAAGCGCAAGGTGCCATAACAGATCTCACTTTGCCGAACGCAATTTTTAACGGCGCATCAACTAATCTCAGAGGATGGCTGGATACAACATCTACAGGAGCAGGAATGCTTTGGTTCTTTGCCGAAGATCCGCCAACTGTTGAAAGTGTTGCGCCAAATCGCTCCAGTGTCAGGGTCAACCTTGTCGCTGAACTTAGACTGACCTAAACCACAGCGGACCGATGGCCGTCAAGACCAGCGCCACGGCGCTCCTGAAATTCAAGCTGGGCGGCGCCGCCACCTACACCACGATCGCCAAGGTGC